CGATGCCGATAAGCGCAGTGGGGGGTTACCTGCGTGAGCGGTGGCGGGGCTATACATGTAAATCTTTTGCATTTTTAGATAGGGGGGGCTATCCATATAAATCCTCGAGATTTTTGGTTTCCCTCTAAAAGTCAAATTTGAAATTTTTTTTAAAAAAATTTTAGATGGTCAAAGATTGTTTTACACAAAGATATGTGCTACCCTACCAACAAACTAACCACGACTGGTGACTTATGATTTCCTTCCCCTATTCTCCGCGCGAACTCCAAGCTACAGAGGCGCGGCTATCCCAAATATACGAATCAGCCAAGCTCGGCTTGAAAGGTGACAAGCTCGCCCTCGCATCGGGGATGTTACCCTCCGAGTATCGGCAACTGTGTCAACTAGACCCGACTGTAGAACTAGCCGCCATGAAGGGCGCTGCTGACGCAGAAGTGGAAGCGTCAACGCAACTAAGAGATGCTGCACGGAATGGCGACTCCAAAGCGGCTCTTGCTATCCTGCAACACTCCCACGGTTGGGCTACTGCTAAGGAGTCTACTAGATTGGCGGTAGGACTGACGAACGCTGATGGATCGGCTATGAATTTAGTCATAGGTTGGGAAGAATAACTTGAAAGTAACCCTACCCTACAGACCAAGAGACGTATTTAAACCCCTACACAATCGAAAGGAACGCTGGGCGGTTGTGGTGGCGCATAGACGCGCAGGGAAGTCTGTGTCATGTATTAATGAATTGATACGTGCTGCCTGTCAGGATGTGTCCGGTGATGGGCGTTATGGCTACATTTGTCCTTACTACTCCCAAGCCAAGCAGGTGATCTGGGATTACTGTAAGACGTTTACTAAGCCTATACCTAATATAAAGGTGAATGAATCGGAACTGCGGTTAGACTTTCCGAATGGGGCGCGGCTACAACTGTTCGGTGCGGATAACCCTGATCGGTTACGGGGACTGTACTTTGACGGGATCATCGCGGATGAATATGGTGACTGGAAGTCCTCCGTATGGGCGTATGTTATTCGCCCAGCGTTAGCGGATCGGAAGGGGTGGGCTATCATCATCGGAACACCAAAAGGTAAGAACGCCTTTTATGAGCGTTATGAGCAGGGGAAGACTGATCCCAACTGCTTTACCTTGATATTGAAAGCATCGGAATCAGGTTTGCTTGATGCGGAGGAGTTAGCCGAGCTTAAGAACGAGCTGAGTGAGGACGCATGGCTACAGGAAATGGAGTGCAATTTCGATGCAGCCATACCGGGTGCGATATACGGTAAAGAAATGTTTGAACTGACTGAAGCAGGTAGGGTTAAGCCTTGTTATGACCGCTCGCTAAAGACCTACGCGGCTCTTGACTTAGGCTGGAGTGACGACACAGCGATATGGTGGTATCAGGTTGTGGGACGTGAGCTACGGGTGATTGATTGCTATTCAAATTCAGGTATGCCGATCAGTCATTACCACGAAGTGCTGAAGGGGAGGGGGTACGACTACGGGGAATGGTTGTATTTACCCCATGACGCTAAGGCAAAAAGCTTACAAACAGGGCGGTCTATCGAGGAGCAGTTCAGATCGTTAGGGTGGAGGCCGAGAATCGTGCCTAGCGTCAGCCTGATGGACGGGATTCAGGCGGCACGTCTGACTTTGGCTGATTGTTGGTTTGATCCTAAGTGCAAGGAAGGAATGGAAGCGCTTACTCAGTACCAGAGGGAGTACAATCTGGATAAGAAGGTGTTTAATGACCGTCCAAAACATGATTGGACAAGCCATTTTGCGGACGGATTTAGATATATGGCTCTAGCGTGGCGTGAACAGCGTCCTGAACCTAAAACTAAGAAAGTTAAGTACTGGCAAGACCAAACTTTAAACGAATTATGGGAATCTAGCACAAGAGCGCTAAAAAAGAGAATATAAGTATTGCTTTATTAAGAAAAACGGTATAATCGTGCAAACCTTTTCAAATGAGCGGCACGATGGCAGAATCAGACGATAAAAAATCAGCACAGCCGTGGCACGATGAGCTGTCGCGCTACAAAGAAGTCTTTAAGAAGTGGACTGAGCGTGGCGAGAAGGTTGTAAAACGCTACCGTGACGAACGGAAAGACGTTGAGGCTACTGATGCACGGTTTAATATCTTTTGGTCGAACGTACAGACGTTAAAACCTGCTATTTACGCTAAACCACCGAACCCTGAAGTATCAAGACGCTTTGATGATCAAAACGACATAGCCCGTGTAGCCTCTACTATATTAGAGCGAGTCTTATCTTATGAAATTACTCAGTATCCTGATTTCCACGCTACTATTTCTAATGTGGTTGACGATCGCTTGTTACCCGGCCGTGGTGTGGCTTGGGTCAGGTATGAACCGATCATTGAGTCGGTTGAAGCTGAACCTCAGATCACTAACTATGAAGAAATAGGCGGTGAATCTCTTGGTGGAGAAGATGAATACGCAGACACTAGCGAATCGTTAGATGAGAACGCGTTAGCTGGTGAAGCACCAGAGCAGTTTGAGCGTATTACTACTGAAACTACACCTGTCGATTACGTTTACTGGCAAGATTTTGCCCATCTACCTGCAAGAACATGGGAAGAAGTCACTTGGGTAGCTAGACGCGTTTATATGTCGTTAGAAGAAGGAGAGGAGCGCTTTGGTGAAGTATTCAGCCAAGTGCCTTTGACTCATTCACCTGATCGTCAAGATGGTGAGAAAGAAACGACTAAAGCATTAAAGAAAGCGGAAATTTGGGAAATCTGGAGTAAGTCTGAAAAATGCGTCTATTGGATAGCTGATAACTACGATATTGTCTTAGACCACCGTGACGACCCCTTAGAGCTTACTAATTTCTTCCCCTGCCCTAAACCTTACTTTGCAACAACTACGTCAGGATCGCTAGTTCCTATTGCTGATTTCTTGTTATATCAAGATCAAGCGGATGAAATAGACGACCTAACAGGCCGAATCAAGCATTTGACCAAAGCCATGAAGGTGATGGGTATCTATGCCGCTGACGAACCTGCTATTGAACGGTTGATGAAGGAAGGCAACGATGGCGTACTGATCCCTGTTAAGAATTGGGCGGCATTTGTTGAGAAAGGCGGGTTGCAAGGCGCTGTACAGTTTATGCCTCTGCGTGATGTAGCTGCCGCTCTGCAACAACTATATCAAGCTCGTGAGTCATGCAAACAGATTATCTATGAAACAACGGGTTTGTCTGACATCATGCGCGGAGCGTCTGTTGCCTCCGAAACCGCAACTGCACAACAAATTAAATCACAATTTGCTTCACTTAGACTAAACACCATGAAAGATGACATGAGCCGATTTGCTCGTGACATCCTAAGAATGAAGTCCGAGATTATCTGTTCTAAGTACCAAGCTGAAACTTTGGTACAAATATCAGGCATTATGTATACGCCTGACGCACAGTTTGTTCAACCAGCTATTGAAATGCTGAAGAATGAATCAATGCGTAACTTTAATATAGACATTGAAACTGACACCTTAGTTCAAATAGATCAGCAAACTGAGAAGCAAAACCGTATTGAGTTTTTAACCTCCGTCAGTGGATTCCTTGAAAAAGTATTACCGATGGGGCAACAAGCACCTGAGCTAGTACCGTTGATGGGGGAAATGCTATTGTTTGGTATTAGAGGCTTTAAAATAGGTCGTACTATCGAAGGGTCATTTGAGCAGTACTTATCTCAAGTAGCTCAAAATGAAAAAGCTAAAGCGGCTCAACCTCCGCAACCCCCTCCACCAACGCCTGAAATGATTAGAGCGCAAGCTGAATCTCAAAATGCACAGGCTAAGATTCAATTAGAACAACAAACTACTCAAGCTAAATTGCAGTTAGAACAAGCTAAATTGCAAACAGAACAGCAATTAGAAGCTCAAAAACTTCAATTTGAACAATGGAAAGCTCAACTTGATGCAGATACTCGCGTAATGATTGCTGAAATGAGTAGTAAAACAAGTTTGAAGCAGTCGTCAATGACTATAAACGCTGCACGGGATCAAGAAGGTATTTTAGAACTTAACGATAACGGTGACGAGCAACCAAACAGTGCTTTAGCTGGATTGATAGACGCTGTTAATCAAAACTATGCACAGATGATTCAAATGTCAACTATGCAAAATGAAGTCATGTTACAGAAACAAGCTGAAATGGTAGCTAATCTGTCGCGTCCTAAACAAATCGTTCGCGGTGCGGATGGCAAAATAATTGGAGTTCAATAATGGCTGTATCATTAAATACAACACTTCGCAATAGCCGAGCTGATGCAATCACGACTTTTGCAGGTAACGGGGCTAAGTTAAGAATTTATACTGCTGGTGCAGTTCAAATAGTTGAGTGCGTTTGTGGCACTCCATTTGCAGGTGCGGCTTCAAGCGGTGTTTTAACTTTATCAGCTATATCTCAGGGTACAGCAGGCGCTACAGGAACTGCGACTAACGCAAGCATTTATAAAGCTGATGGAACTACATTAATAGCTAGCGGTTTAACCGTAGGCACAACTGCATCAAATGTTAATCTTTCAAGTACTTTAATAACGACAGGTGACAATGTCGCTATATCTTCAGCTACGATCACTGAAGGCAACGCTTAGAAATGGCTTTATGGGATTCTGGAATATGGGATTCCTCTAAATGGTCTACGATAGAAACAACCGTAGCCATACCGCTTGACGGGGTTACAGTTGCTTCAACAGGTAAAGTTGTACATGTAGCTACCGCAGCAATAACGCTTGATGATATAACTATTGCATCAAGTGGCGTAATAACCCGCCATGCAACAATAGAAATAACTCTTGAGGATATAAAT